GTTCGTGCGGCTTCACCATTTTCTTTGGATCGACAACGCGATCGAATTCGGCCTCGGTGACAAAGCCCAATTTCAACGCCTTGCCAACTTGCTCTGCTCTGCGCTTGTCGTACCAACAGCAGACAGGTTTCGGGCAAAACTTGAGAATTTGCCTACGCCGCAAGAATTCGAAATAGCGAGGCTGAATGGCGCAACCATAGATAGCCGAGGTCAAGTGCAACTCTCTGATGGCGCTCAGATTAGGGGGGTAGAAGTCATACCATCCCTCCTGCCCTACAATATAACACGGCTGGATGGGGCCATTATACGCCAGACTGTTGCCGCGCTCGGCATCGAGGATGAATGTCGATATGATCCTGGAGAGCTCGCGCAGCGGGCCTTGGAGGCAAATCCAATCGACAACCCTATCGACTGCAGCAGACTCTCAGGCCATCCACCACCGCTGCTTAAGGCAATACAGGCTCGCATCCAGGACCATGAGCCGGGTTTGGGGACGGTGTCGCTGCAGAAGATCGCCGACACCCTTCGCAATTTCGGAATGCGAATACCCGCCGGTCGCACATCATCACGAAGCAGACGCGCACGGGCAAATGATTGAGGCACGGTTGCCACAATTCGAGTTGTATCGCGATTGATGCACAGTCTGCAAAAATGATGAATATAGGGAGCTCCACTCACCAGATTGGAGCTCCCAATGACCTTGGACCGCGCCACGATGGAGGCCGTCCGCAAGCTACGGCCCAACAAACGCAACGCCCGAACCCACTCAAAGAAACAGATCAAGCAGGTCGAAAGCTCGATCCTGCGGTTTGGGTGGACCTACCCCATTCTTGTTGACGAAGACCTGCAGATCATTTGCGGGCACGCCCGCTGGGAAGCTGCCAAGGCGCTTGGATTGAGAGATGCCCCGGTCCTGGTGATGCGCGGGCTGAGCGATGCCGAAAAGCGTGCTCTTGCTATTGCAGACAACAAAATCGCGACAAACGCTGGCTGGGACCGCAGCCTGCTTGCGGCTGAGCTTGGCGAGCTCGCCTCTCTCCTCCCCGAATGCAACCTCGACCTCGAAATTACGGGCTTTGAGCCCGCCGAGATCGACGGTCTGATGGCTGATTTTGGAAATTCTGAACGGGATCCGGGCGATGAGCCCTGCGAGCTCGCGGGTCAGCCGGTAAGCCGGAAGGGCGATATCTGGCAGTGCGGCGGCCATCGATTGCTGTGCGGCGATGCCTGTAATGCATCCCATTTGGCGACTCTGATGGGGCGCGATCGCGCCACCATGGTGTTCGCCGACCCACCATACAACGTGCGAATTGCTACGACCTTAGGCCGCGGCAAAATCAAGCACCGCGAATTTGCTCGTGCCTCGGGCGAGATGTCGTCGTCCGAGTTCAAGGGTTTTCTCGAACAGTGGCTGCGGCTGGCCGCAAAATCCTCCGAAGACGGTTCGATCCATTTCATTTGCATGGACTGGCGACATCTAAGCGAGATGCACAGTGCTGGAGAAGAGGTCCTTGGTCCCCTGCAGAACCTTGTGGTCTGAACAAAACCAACGCTGGCCAGGGCAGCTTCTATCGCTCTCAGCACGAGCTGATCTTCGTCTATAAGAACGGCGACGCGGCTCACCTGAACAATATCGAGCTCGGCCGGCACGGCAGAAACCGCTCCAACGTCTGGACCTATGCCGGTGTCAACACGTTTCGCAGCGGCCGCATCGACGATCTCTCCGTTCATCCAACCGTGAAGCCGGTCATGCTGGTCGCGGATGCGATCAAAGACTGCTCGCGTCGCGGCGATATCGTCCTGGACCCCTTCATGGGATCAGGCACTACGCTTCTCGCCGCGGAGCGCGTCGGCCGACGCGCGTACGGCGTTGAAATCGACCCCCTTTATGTCGATGCCGCGATCCGCCGCTGGCAGGATTTCACCAAGCGTGACGCCATCCTCGTCGCGACCGGCCAGACCTTCAACGAGGTTGCAGCCCTTCGCGCTTTCGCAAAATCGAGGAGGGCCAAGTGAGCAGCCGCAAGAAAGCGCGGGCGTGCCACCCTAGTGGCGCGGGAAAACGCACCGATGTCGGCTACGGCCGCCCGCCCCGCGAACATCAGTTTAAACCTGGCCAATCCGGCAACAAACGCGGCCGGCCGAAAGGATCGAAGAACGAGGGGACGATCATGAGCGAGTTGTTCAACCGAAGGATCGAGATCCGCCAAAACGGGAGCGTCCGAAAAATCAGCCTGCTCGAAGGCATATTCATCAAATTTGCTGAAGACGCGCTCAAAGGCAATGCCAAGTCGGCCGCCTTCCTGCTCAACCGCAAGCTACTGGTCGAGCCGCCCGATCAGCCTGCGAGCGGCACTGTCCTGGACGTGGACGACCAGAAGGTCTTGGAGTTTTACTCCCGACAGCTGGAAGAGCGACTCAACAAGAGAGGAGAAGAGGAATGACCAGCCAAGACGTTGCGCTTCTTGATGCAGTCCTGCGCAACAACTTCGAGAGCTTTGTATATCGCAGTTTCCTGCACCTTAATCCGGGAGCACAATTCCTGCCCAACTGGCACCTCCGGGCGATCGCATATCAGCTCGACCGGGTTCGCCGCGGCGACATCACCCGCCTGATCATCAACATGCCGCCGCGCTATCTCAAGTCGATTACTGCGTCAGTTGCCTTTCCGGCATTCCTTCTTGGTCTCGGGCCTTGGCGGCGCATCATCACCATCAGCTATGCCGACGAGCTATCCGCAAAACATGCGAGTGACTTCCGATCAATCGTGCATTCGCCGTGGTACCAACGCGCATTTCCGAATATGCGCATCGCGCGCAGCACCGAAGGCGAATTGGTTACAACAAAACGCGGCTTCCGCAAGACAACCTCTGTTTCGGGGACGTTGAGGGGGCTCGGAGGCGATCTGATCATCATCGACGATCCGCAGAAGCCTGTGGATGCGCAGTCGGAGGCGCGCAGGGGCAGCGTCAACCAGTGGGTAACGAATACCTTGATGTCTCGGCTTGACAACAAACAAACAAGCCCCGTTATCCTGGTGATGCAGCGCGTCCACATGGACGACCTATCTGGATTTCTCACCAGCTCGTCGGACGATTGGGAGGTCTTGAGTTTACCGGCAATTGCCGAGACAGCGGCATCGATCCAAGTCGGCCCAACTGAATTCCATCATCGAAAAATCGGCGAGGCGCTTCATCCAGCGCACGAGTCGATCGAAACCCTCCGCAAGCTGCAACAGACCCTTGGTCCCGACGTCTTCGCCGCGCAGTATCAGCAGTCGCCCGTTCCCGCCGGCGGTTCCATGATCAAGCGGAGTTGGCTGCGCTACTACGACGAGGCACCTACGAATATCCCCAGCAGGATCATCCAGAGCTGGGACACGGCCGCTAAGGACGGCGCCCAAAATGACTGGTCGGTATGCACCACCTGGCTGGTTGCTGACGGGAAGTATTATCTGCTCGACCTTGTCCGAGATCGGTTTGAATTTCCACTTCTGCGTGACACTGCGCTTGAACTTGCCAATCGATTCAAACCCCACGAAATCCTGATTGAAGACGCCTCCACGGGTATTGCCTTAGCCCAAGAACTGCGAGAGCAAGGTAATTTCTTCGTCAATCCCGTCAAAATCGACCGCGACAAGGTTGGCCGCCTCTACGTCCAACAGGGCAAATTTGCCGCTGGGCGCGTGTGGTTTCCGAGGAGCGCATCGTTCTTGGCCGACCTGGAGGCGGAGTTGCTGACCTTTCCACAAAGTCGTAACGACGATCAGGTCGACAGCATCAGCCAGGCACTCGCTTACGATGGCACGGGTTACGACTATACTCTGAGCTGGGTGTGAGTTAGTGAGCGGATCTTACGCGAGCTTCCCCATAACCCAGTCGTGTAGCCCGAGCCGTATGATCGTCGAGCCGAGTTCAGGTCCGGTCCATACGTGAATACAGCGCGCGTCCCATTTGGATTGCGGTGAGTGCGCGTATCTGTTTGATCTCTGGCGTGACCGTGTCGATTACCCCGATCTGAGGCACAAAACTATTTCGATCCGATCAAAATATTCGACTGCCACCCTCCTGGCGGAGGACAAGGGATCGGGGACAAGCCTGATCCAGGATCTACGCGCAGGCAATATTGCGGTTATCGCGACTAACTCCGAAGGCGATATCACGCGTTGCCTGGATCTGCGCTCAGTTCGAGGCCGGTTCCGTATTCCTTCCCCAAAAAGCGCCCCTTGGCTCACGAGTCTGAAAGGCCGCGTTACTCGGGTTTCCGAACGTCAAACACGACGACCAAGTGGATTCGGTATCGCAGGCGCTTCTGTGGATCCGGCAGCGCCGTCAATATGAGATCCCATATGCCGCCCTTCTTCACGTAAACCCCCGTTCTTCGTCGATACCAAACCCCTTCTTTTCGCGAGATCAACCAAGACTGCCACGCGGTGAAGCATCCTGATCACGTCATGATCCAAGTTTTGCAAATAAGGCAATAAGATTGCTCCACATTCCACTCGACTTGTTCACCAAAAGGAGCGTGTGTGGTGGCCCCAAGAGGACCGTTACACGGCACTCCGCCTCCTCCCATTGCCCTGCCCAAACGCGGGGCTCACGTCAGTGGCAGCGCATGATGCTGTCGTTGAATGAAGGGAGGCCCAGATGGCCATCAGCAATCAGAAGTCAAAATCCAAAAAGCACGCCGCGAGGCCACCTCGCGGCAGCAAGCGAGCACCTGCGGTTGCACGTTCAATCTCAAGGTCGAAGCTGAAGGCGGCATCAAGCGGCGTTTCGGCGCGACCGGTTGGCGGTTCGACCTCAAAGCAGGACACCGTGCTGTCCTTGCTGCGCCAGCCCAAGGGGACGACGATTGCGGACGTTATGGAGGCAACCGGTTGGCAGGCGCATTCCGTGCGCGGCTTCTTTGCCGGCGTGGTCAGAAAGAAGCTCAAGCTGAAACTTGATTTCGAAAAGGTGGGTAAGGACCGCGTCTACCGGATCGCAAAGTCAGGCACCGCATCGTGACGAGCGTTCGTCCAAATACCGATGGCTGGGCAGCCGATCCGGAGGTCGAGGCCGAACTGGAGCGGCTGCCCAAAATGCCGATCGTCGGTTTGAGAACTCGCTATCGCGAGTTATTCCGGGCCGAACCACCAGAGGCGTTTGGTCCCGACCTCCTTCGGCGCAGCGTTGCCCACAAGATTCAGGAGAGAGCTTACGGGCGCCTCTCCCGGGAACATCAGCGGCTGCTGGATCAGCTGGTGAGGGCAGCTCAGGCAAAGCCGAACGGCCGCATAGAGTTGCCCCGGCAGATCAAGCCTGGTTCTGAACTGGTGAGAACCTGGAATCGCAAGACTTACCGGGTCGTGGTGCTGGAAAGGGGGTTTGCCTGGGAAGGACAAACCTATTCCAGCCTTTCCGTAATCGCTGTCGAGATCACCGGCACCAAGTGGAACGGCCCGCGGTTCTTTGGGCTGCGATCATCTGCAAGCGGAAGGAATAAGGATCCCAAAGCCAATGACAGCTGAAAGCCGAAAAATACAGCGCTGCGCCGTCTACACCCGCAAATCGACCGAACATGGCCTGGATCAGGAATTCAATTCGCTGGACGCTCAGCGGGAAGCCTGCGAGGCCTATATCAAGAGTCAGGCCTCGCAGGGCTTGAAGGTCCTACCCCAGCACTTCGATGATCCCGCTTATTCGGGTGGCAACCTTGACCGCCCTGCCCTAAAACGACTCCTCCGCGATATCGAGCACGGCAAGGTCGATATTGTGGTGGTCTACAAGATAGACCGCCTCACTCGCTCGCTCGCCGACTTCGCAAAACTAGTCGAAACCTTTGATGCCCGCTCGATTTCCTTTGTGGCGGTCACCCAGCAGTTCAATACGA